AAAAAATAAATAAACTAATATATTAACTGATATGAACGAGAAAAATGAATTATTTGAAGGGTTAGGGTCCTTTCTTTTAAATCAAGATGCTGTCAGTGTTGAATCATTAGAAGGTAATAATACATTACCTGCTAAAGAGGAAGAAACTGCTGCTGAAACACCCAATTCTGATGCTGTTACACTAGATGAACTAGAGGCTGATCTAGCTAAACAAGCTGAAGAAACTACTGTAGAGTCTACTGATAATACAGAAGAATCTGAAGATTCTAGTAATGAATCTAAAGATTCAACAATTTACAAAACTTTATCTGAACTTCTTAAAGAAGAAGGTATAGTAGATGAAGTGTTTGATAATAAAGAATCATTATTCAACTACTTTAAATCAGCAGCTGAAAATGAAATAAAAGAGTGGAAAAATAGTTTGCCTCAAGAGATCACTAGTATTATTGAGAACTATGAAGAAGGAGTACCTTTTGATGAGTTACTTAGTATTACATCTAATCAAATTAGATTAGATTCAATTAATGATGAAGTGCTTTCTGAAAATCTTGAATTGCAAAAAAATCTAGTAAGAAATTTTTACCTTAATAAAGGTTTTAATGAATCTAAGATTGAAAAGATGATTAGTAAATCTTTAGAATTAGATGAACTAGAAGAAGAAGCAACTGAGGCTTTAAGTGAACTTAAAGAACTTGAAGCTCAAAGATTAGAAGAACTTAGAGAAAGGACTAAACAAGAACAAGAAGAACAACGTCTTGCTTATGAACAAACTATTAATGATCTTAATACTACTATTAAGGAAACTAAAGAGATCATTCCAGGTATTAAGCTTGATGATAAAGCTAAGAAAGAGCTTTTCAACATGATTACAAAACCTGCATCTCAAAAAGATGGTGTTAATTACTCACAAGTAATGTTACTTAGAGAGAAAGATCCTATCGGTTTTGAAGTAAAACTTAACTATTATGCAAAATTAGGATTGTTTGATGAAAACCCTAAGTTTGATTTAATAACTAAGAAGAGTGAAACTAAAGCATTAAATAAACTAGAAAAACAACTAGAAGAAGATTTAAAATCAAGAATCAATAAATCTAGTGCTAACTCTAGAGAATCTGATGAAAATTCAGATGTACTTGATGCTTTAAAAACAGTATTTAAAAAATAAAAATTAACCCTTAACAATATAAATTTTAAAATTAATGAGTCAAATTATTAACCAATTACAAAAATTTACCCCTAAGGATTGGAGTGGTTTAACCACAAAAAATCATATTGGGGCTATGTATGGTGAACAACCTATCATGGTGTCTGAATTGATCAGCAATATCTACGATATAAACTTAGGTTTAGATTTCGATAGATTTATGGAACAATTTGAAACTATGGAAATTGAAAGAGATGCTCCCTTTGAGTGGATGCTTAATTCTCAATCACCATTTAAAAACATCCCATTATTAGCTTACTACACAGATGTAGCTTTGACTGTTACTAATGGTACTACTCCTGGTATTGGTAATTCAAGTTTTTACTTGGAATTTCCTGATCGTATTTTTGAGTATTCTGATGTAATTGCTCCTGCTAGCTATGCAAAAGAAACTTATCAAATGCGTGTTATGTCTGATCCTAGACCTAATGGTGCTAACTGGTGCTATGAAGTACAATTAGTATCTGGTGATGCTAACTTGTTTGTACCTGTTGCTGAATTAGCTAATGGTGTACGTTTTGTTAAAATGTATGCTCTAGCTGAACAAACGCTTTCTCAACGTGGTTCTAGTTCATTGAACTTTAGTTCACCTTTTAGAATGCAAAATCGTTGCTCATTCATGCGTTCAGAGTACTTAGTACCTGGTGATATGATTGATCAAAAAGAAAATGCTCCACTTGGATTTTTCTTTGTAGATGCTACTGGTAAGCGTCATACTACCTGGTTAGGTAAACTTGACTATGACTTTATGGTATCTTGGAAGAGAATGAAATCTATGGCTCAGTTGTATGGAAAATCTTTGAAAAACTCTCAAGGTTCTTATACCATGAAAGGAGATTCAGGATATGAAATCAAAACTGGTTACGGACTTTTGGATCAAATTTCTCCTTCAAATGTACACTACTACACTACATTTAATATTGATGTATTAAGTGAAATCTTAATGAGTTTATCTGTTGGTAAATTACCTGAAGATCAACGTAGATTTGTATTAGGTACTGGTGAGTATGGTATGCGTCAATTCCACAAAGCTGTTGAAACTAAAGCTGTAACATTTGCACCTTCAAGAGAAGAAATTCGTATTGCTGGTACAATGAACAACATGCACTATGGAGGTCAATTTAAGAAGTATTCATTTATCAATGGTATTGAAATTGAATTAATGCATATTCCTTTCTTAGATGATCCTAGTTTGTGTTCTATTCAACATCCTGATGGTGGTATCTTAAGTTCATACGAATATTTAATTCTTGACTTTGGTACTTCACAAGGTAAACCTAACATCCAAAAAGTAACTGTAAAAGGTTCTCAAGATGTTTATAAATACATCCCTGGATTACGTGATCCATTTAGTCCATCTAATAGTGGTACTAAACCTGGTATGACTGTATCTAAGGTTGATGGTTATGAAGTAGTACGTGCTTGTACCCTAGGTATTAAAGTACACAATCCAATGAGATTAGCTCGTTTCATTCCTAATCTATAATTTAAAATTTAGTAGGGTGGGGTAAAACCCACTCTACTTTATTTATATAAAAGAAAACAAATTAATTATATATAAAAACTATGGGGATAGTAGAAAAAGAACCTGTTGTAATAGACAGTATTTTAAAAAACAAAAAGATTTTAGTAAAACCAATTATTAGAAATAATGGTAACTTTCCTAAAGGACATGATGGAGAGTTTATGTACACTGATACAGTATGGTCAACAGATTTAAGACCTGAACCAGGTACAACTAGATATAAAGGTATATTAACTGAAGCTGAAAGAAAAGCATTTGAGGATGCTTTAAATCTTGAACCAGGTAATATGTCTTTTTATAAAAAGAATGGTTTTTGGGCTACATTTAGAGTTAAACTTAATAAAGAAGGTAAGACTCTAGATTTAAGTGACCCACTTCAATATTTAGAGTATTTAGTATTAAAAATAGATAGAAGAATTGCTCCTAATTGGAATGCTAAATATGATAGTGGAGAATACAAATTTGCTTTAGTAGATGAAGATGAAACTATTAAGGACAATATAACTAAAACAGAGATTAATAAGAAAGCTTATAAATACTTTGGTAAGATTGAAGATTCTGTTGAAGAAATGACTATGGTTATTAGATTAATTACTAATAAGATAGTTAAAAATAGTGATACAGAGTTTTTAAAATCTGAGATTCAAAAAATAGTTGATACAAATATTAAAGGATTTGTTGAAGTTATGGAAGATAAACACTTTGGAACTAAAGCATTTATTAGTAAAGCTGTTGATGCAAAAGCAATTGATAGAACTACTAAAGGTGGATATGCTCTTAAAGGTGGTGATGAAATAGGTAGAACTTTACAAGAAACTGTAGAATTCTTAGAATCTCATAAAAACCAAGATATTTATTTGAAGATTAAAGCTCAAATAGAAAATAGTAAAAAATAATTTATTAATACACTTAGGAGTGAAACATTTAAATAGACCCTAAGTTAATATATAATTAAGTAACAATGACAAAACAAGAGTTCTTGAACAACTTTTATCTACAAATGGATAAACTGGCAAGTCAAGCTTTGCCTGGCTATGAGCCTCCTGAAATTTCAGCTATGGCAACTGAAGCTCAAGAACTCTTAGTTGTTACTTATTATACAGGTAATAATTCAAGTAATAAATCATTTGAACAAACTGAAAAAAGAATACAAGATCTAGGAGAATTAGTAGCTCATAAAATACTAACTCCTGTTCCTTATAATCCTCTATTAAATATGCCTAACGGTGTATTTGTAGAGTTACCTAATACACTTTTAACTAATCCTACTGATTATAGTGATGTTCATTGGTTTACTATTTATGAAGAAGTATTAACCAATGATAAGTGTAAACCTCGTAAATATGTTCTAGAAATTAATCATAATGAATATATTAGAGCTTTAAATAATCCTTATAATAAACCAAATGATAATAAAGTTTGGAGAATGAGGATTGAAGGTAGAAGACATGAATTAATAACTGATGGTACTTATATTATAAATAGTTACATATTTAGATATATTAAGAAACCAACTCCTATTAATCTAACAACTAACTTAACTGCAAGTGTAAGTCAATTATCTGACCATGTGCATAGAGAATTAGTTAGAAAAACTGTAGAAATAGCTGTTAAAGATATTGAAGCTTATAATAGAATGCAAGCTGAACAAGCTACAAATAACACATACAGAGAATAAGCTATAGTTATATAAATTAATTCTTCAAAAATAATAAAAATAAATCAATTTATTAATATATTAATTAAAAAAACAAAGAAATGTCTTTAAACAAAATTTCAAGTGCAAATAGAGCTGAAGTAAGAAGCTCACTAGATGATGCTCAATTAGCTACAGGTGGTGATGTAAATCCAATTGTAGATTATATTAACAATAGTTTTACACCAAGTACTGTAACACAAGCTACTAGTATTACTACAGGAGTTACTTTAAACTCTAAATCTGGTGTAATTACTACAGTATCAACTACATTAACAGCAGGTTCTTCTGCTAGTGCTTTTACATTAACTAACTCAACAATAACTTCAAGTTCAGTTATTATAACAAATTGTGAACAAGGTGCTACAGGATCTTCTGTAAATGCTTTAGTTAGTAGTGTTGCTAATGGAAGTTGTAATATAACATTAACAAATGTTGGTGGTACAACTACAGGTGCAGCTACAATTAAAATTCATTTTTTAGTAATTAACAACTAATCATAATCAAATTATTTATAAACATTAAATTTACAAAACAATGTCATTACAAAATGTAAGTAATCACAAACAACTTTTAATAGGTAAAAATGCAGCTACTAATCCTAGTGTTGGTGTTGTTGCTACTCCAAGCAGTCTTGCCGATGGAGCAATAGCTCTTACTACAATAGATGGAGTTATTCTTAGTTCTACAACAGCAGATGATGTAGCAAGCACTACTCCTGTTGTATTAGTACAAGGTCAAGGTTCTACTAAACCTTTAATTAAGTCTGCCCCTTTTACAAGAGAGAGCCTTCTTTTATGGAAAGGTAAAAAATTCGCTTCAGCTAACCAACAAGTATCTTATGTAGGATATAATCCTGTTAGTGGTGCAGGAAATATTGATTTACCTGGTAGTGGAACATCAATTATTTTACGTAATACTTTTAAAACTAACTTTTTTCAATTTAGTGATAAACTAGTTGAATCAATTGTTGGTTATAAACTAACTGCAAACGATACTACTAGTTCACTTGTAGATTATTTAGTAAAATTTGCTATTCAAGATGTACAGAAATATGTAAATATTCCTTATGCTGTTGAACGTGTAAATAGTTCTCCAACTGAAGCTGCTGGTACAGGTACTGGTACTAATATTATTTTTACTAAAAATTCTTCACAAGTAACTTGGACTGGTACTATTACTAATTTACCTGTAGGTACATATTTTAGACTTGCTACTGGTGTTACTAGTGCAATTTATAAAGTAAAAGAAAAAAATGCTACTAGTCTTGTTCTTGATACTCCTTATCAAGGATCTACAAATACTGTAGCTGCTGTTGCTACTCTTCAAGTAGTAACTGTTGTAACTACAACCACAGCTAATACTGGTTGGGGTATTCGTTTTACAGGTTTATCTCAAACTAAATTTGCTCCAAATATCTTCCGTTATGAAACTTCTAAGTTTGTAACTACTGCTACTAACTTTGGTTTAACAACTGTTACTAATGCTTATGTAGTTCCAACTGAAGGTTCTGGTGTGTATGAACAAATTGCTGAAGAAGAATTCTTCTTCCAATTATTTGAAGGTATGCATGATGCTAACTTGATTCAGGTTCCTCCTGTAACTATGCGTTCTAATGTTGAACTTACTGGTACTTATTCAATTATTGATTTAGAAGTAGCTACTCAATCTGGTACTATGAGCTTTATTAATAATCCTATTGCTCGTAAACAAATTAGACTTGCTGTTAACGGTATTAATGTAGGTTCATCTACTGAGTTAACATATATTGCTGCTGTATTAGATGCATTTATTACTGCAGGTACTACTTCAACTCCATTAACTACTCAGTTAACTTAATAATTAACTTTTAAACTTTATAAAAAGGCTATGGCTAGTTATAGCTGTAGCCTTTTTTAATATAATCAATCTATGGCTTTACAATTAAATATAAATATAACTGAATATATTAATCAAGAATGGTTAACTTTTAAAGAGTTAACTGGTCTATACTCTTTAGCTAATACAACTGGTTGGGGTACTCCTAATCCTGCTGTAGGTACAGCTACTGCTGCAACTTTAGAAATGCAAGATATTAACGGTACAAGTTTAGGTACTGTTGATTTATTTACTTACTTTCCTACTACTGATACTACTTTTGAGCTAAACATATTAGCAAGTGATTTTAATAGTAATACAACTAAGTTTACTGATGGTGTATATCAATTTATTTATAGAGTAGAAACTCCTGCAGGTAATTATGAAAAACGTATTTGGATAGTATTTAAATGCGCTGCTGAGTGTAAAATGCAAACATTACTTTTAAGACTAGTTCAAGATTTTTGTGATACTTGTGAAGATGATGGTAGTGTATTAAAATATACTCAAGCTAGAATGATTTTAGACGCAGCTGAAGCTGCTGCTCAATGTGGAGATATTATTAGAGCTAATACTCTAATGGATATGTTCAATAGATTAAAAATTGAATATTGCTGCGATTAATTATTAACTTAATAAAATATTTAAACAAATGTGTGTAAATTGCGATGAAATAATTCAAGTAGGTAATTCAGGCACTGATGGCTGGAGTCCAATTCTAGCTTTATATGAAGGTGAATGTGATGGAGATCCTGTTACAGTACATCAACTAGTTAGCTGGGTAGATGGTACAGGTACTCGTCCTGATTATGATGGAGATATAATGACTGACCAATGGCTTATTGACCATCCTATTTATTTAGGAAGTACTGGTTTAGTAACTGATATATGTGAAGCTACTCCACTTAATGGTGGAACTGGTAGCGCAGGAGCAGCGGGTGCAACAGGTCCAGAAGGTCCAGAAGGCCCAGCTGGTTGCGCTCCTTTTGGAGATTTAAATTTTGAGTTTACTAATAATGGTGAGCCATTAACACCTGCTGTAGATGTTGCAGTAACTGTTGATGATACTGATCCTTGTGATGTTATATATGATATCTCTATTGATGCTAGTGATTTATTTGCTAATCCCGATTTAATTACTGCTCTTTTAAATACACCTACTTTTCAAACTTATATTGATAATATTATAGGCAGTTCAGTTGGAGGAGTAAATGGTATAAATAATGAATTAATAATTGCTAAAACAGGTACTATTGCAGATGTAATGTTTAGCGATGCTGTTACCGGGACTCCTGGATTTGGGGATTTACAATTTATTCCTACTACGCAGAATTTTTTTAAATGGAATATTTTAGGCAATAGAATGACTCTTGACTTTTTGTTAAATATTCAATCTACTGTTAATACCGACCAAGATTATTTATTACAATTAAAAATTCCTGCAAGTAAAACTGTATATAATTCAGGCATTGAAGTTTACCCAGAATCAAATTCTGTTGCTGTTACTATAGGAGCTAATACGATATATGGCACTGATTATATGTTATGTAATAACGAATCCTTACAAGGGACCCCTGTAATAACTACATACGAAGCTCCAATGGGTAATAATTACTTACTTTTAGGAGTAACTCCAAATATGTACTTAAGTACAGGCGCTCCTCCTAGTAATGGATTAGCTGGATTTAATTTTAGAGCAGGCTCGGCAGGTTATTCTTACAGAATACAAGGACAATTAACATTTACAATAAATACATAAATATGAGAATTATAAATATAAATTTTTCAGGAGGTACTGAAACATTAGTAGTACAAAATTATAAATGTTTAATACAAGGTAGTGGTACATTAGCTTCTAATTATACAATTAATTTTTCAGGTACTCCAGCTACAGGTAAAAACTTTTTAATTTTCTTTAAAGGTAATGTAAACAGAGCTTCTTATAATTTTAATATATTAGGTACTAATTTAACTGAAACTCAATTAGGTAGAGAATCTACAATAGAAGCTGTATTTAATGGTACTAGTTGGGATTTAAATGTATATATTAATACAGTTAGCGATGACTGGGTAGAAGGATCAATTGCTGGTACTTGGCAAAATATACCTTACGATAATGGAGATATTATTAATGCTCCTTCAGCTTCAGGTACTTACACAAATACTGCTGGTACTGAAGGTACTAATTATTTAGGTCAATGGAGAGCTTACAAAGGTATTGCTACTGATTACTCAGCTGCAACACCTTCTAATAGAAGGTTAAAATATAGAAGAAATTTAGATGGTACTGTACAAATTATGGGTCATTTAAGAAAACAATTTGCTGTACCTTCAGCTACTACTAGTGTTAAACTAGATGACCCTGATTATGCTAACCAAATTGTATCTCCTACACAAGCTGTAATTATGAGCACAGAAGTATTGTGGTATTACGAATTTGCTTCTTCAATACCTGATTTAGGAACTAATTTAATACAAATTATACCTTGTGATTTATATGTAGAAGACACAACTGCTGATAACAACGATTTATTTTTTAGTAATGATAAAATATGGGTAGGTAAAGGAACATTAATGGTTTTTAATACATTCATGAGTTTATATTCAGCTGACACAATAACAGGATTAACAGCTAGCAGAAATTACACATTATCAGCTTTTATTAACACATCTTATATAGATTTATAACATGCAAAGAATTAACTTCACAGAAACAACTTTAACTACATTAACAAGGAATGCAAGATGCTCCTTTGCTAATGCTGTATACAAACTTACTATGAAGGCTCAACAAGGCCTTAAATGTGATGATTTGTTCAAGAAGTCTGTGCTTATGAATGAAGTTAATAAACTTCTTTGTAAGTATAAATTAGATGAGTGTATATCATTTCACCCTTATCAAGAAGCAGGTATTAGTACTTGGACTTTTGGTGTAGGAGATATTTCACCCTATATATGGGAGATTTATCTAACTATAAATGATGTTGTAACTTTAATAGGTGAAGGTACAGATCTAGCTGAGATAGCTATTGATATAAATGCTAATACTGAAACAACTGGAGTATCAGCAGAATTATCTGAAGATGGTGATTATATGACCATTTATAGCCCTCCTGGGTGCTTTGTTAAAGGAGATTTAATTAGAACATCAGATAAACCTGGAGCTCTACCTCAATCATTAATAACTTTTTTAAAAGGTAAATGCCCACAAGTAGAAACTTGTGTAGAATATACAGAAGAAGAATTAAACTGTATTGCCCCACAAGATTTACAATTATTATTTGAGTTTACTCATAAATATAAAGAAACTTTAGCTAAGTCTACTAAAAGAGTTACAAGTCCTTCTACTAGTTCATCAAGTTCTAGTGCAAGTGATTGTTGTAATTGGGGAAGTATTGGAGGAAGTATAGGTAATCAATCTGACTTAGTAGCTTACTTAAATACTATTGAGAAAAACTTAATAAGTGTTTATGATGAAACTACTGAGATAACTGGAGATTTAAAAACTTTAAAATTCTTAGGAGCTGGTGTTACTGCTACAAACTCTGGAGGTAATGTAAGTGTTACTATACCAGGTGGAGGTGGAGGAGGTTCACAAGACTTAGAGCAAACATTAATCAATGGTAATACTTCTGGCGCAAACGATATTGAGTTTGATGTTACACAAGGTTTGTTATTCTCAAACACATCAAGACTTCGTGAGGGAACAATTGATGCAGGGTTAGGAGGGCAAAATGGTATTGCTCAAATATGTGGTGTAGGTTATGAGTTAAAGTGGGAGGCAGGTAGATTATACGTGATGGGTAGTTCAGGTAATACTATCAGACAATCTTTGTATAACTTTAATATAGCACCAACAGCAACCGATGACTTTACATTAGGCTATCAAGTTGGCTCATTGTGGACATTGGATGATGGAACTGTTTATGTTTGTACTGATGCAGGCACAATACCGACAGGTGGCGATGCAATGTGGAATTTAGTAGCAAACTCGCCAGACCTACAACAAGTAACTGATGTAGGATTTTCAACAACAAATAGGTTGTTATCGGATGATGGGGCAGGAAATTCTACAGAAATAGGCAATGGTTATATACAAATAGCAACTGGCAACATTGGAGATGTAAATATTGATGCATCGTTGGTTACTGCAAGTTACGTTGCAAAACTGCCCGATAAGCCAACAAGCCCACAAACATTTGCGATGTTGAGTGATGTAAGCACACCCGACCTGCAACAAGTAACAACTGTTGGTTCTACAACATCAGTAGGTGTAACAGTTGACAATGGAGCAGGAGAAAGTATAACTATTAAGCATGACACTATTGATATTACAAATACATTGGGAGGTGTAGCATCAATAACATCTACAACACTTACAACT